CGCTCGGCATGTGGCCGCCGCAAGAGGTCGAGGTGTCCCTGAGGCCGCGCACCATGCCGGACAGCATCCACTCGGAGGACTCGATCTGCTCGGCCTTAGTGAACGCCAGCAGCTCAGACCCGACCATGAGCATCGACGCGCCGAGAACCGCGTCCACGATCGGGGTCGAGTAGAGCCGGCCTGCGAACAGGCGCACGCGAAGCCGCGAGGCCGAATCGACTGTGCACTCGCCTTGGTACGGCTTCGACACGTCCGCGAAGTCCACCACCTCGCCGATGACAGCCTGCCCCGACGTGGTTTCGACGTGCTCCCAGCCCGCGCCATCTGCACGGCGCAGGAACACGGCCGACGGCTTGCGCGCCTGAGCATGCCTTGGCGTCGCGCACCCGATGCGCATCGACATTTCGGGGCCGTGGGGCAGATCGCAGACCACGACGTGCGGAGTCTGCGGATAGGTGGCGATCATGCGGCTGGGGTGAACAGGTGGACCTCGGGCGATTCGACAACGCCCACGAACTCGAGGATGCCGTTGATCCCGGCCGTGCGCTCTTGGATCAACACGCGGAGCGGCGCCCCGCCATCGACAGGCAGCGAGACCAGGTGCCCAGGCCGAATCATTCGCCGCGAAGGCGGGAGCGTAAAGCGCACAGACTGGCGCGTGCTCTGCGCATTCCACACGGCGCTCCAACCGGCTTTCGCCGCATCCTGCCGTGTCATGGCCCAGGTGCGCAGGCTGAGCTTCAGCTCTTCGCCCTCGCTGCCAGGCGGCGAAAACTGCCGCGGTGCCCCGGTCTGGTACTCAAGATTGGGGTCCATGTGCTGCACCGTGACCGCGCGCGGCAGGCTAAGCGGGCCGGCATCGTCGATCGGGAAAGGCGCAGCGGGGATCGCTTGGCCGACCTCGACAGCGCCCAGCTCGTCAGCCGCCAGCTCGTAATCCACCAGCACAGGCCGGCGCTTGAAGATGAGGCGGCCATCGACCTCGGCAGCGACGTTGTTGGTCGCCTGGAGCGCAGTGCCGAGAAGCGCGCTCGCCTCCTGCGGGCCACGCGCCACGGCGCCGATGAAATTGCCGGCCATGCCGAACGTGTCGAATAGACCCGCTTGGATGCCAGCCCGCTTCATCACCCGGCCGATGTGCTCGCCGAGATTCGTCGGGCTGATCGTCAGGACGATGGCCTGATACTGAGCAACGCCGTTGCCATAGCGGGTCATGTTTAGCCCGCCGAAGCGCATGCACACCAGGCCCTCGTAGCTCGGCACGTTGCCGCTGCCAACAGCGGCCTCGATGTACGGGTCTGCGCCCTGGAGCTGCTCGCCGGTGTAGAGTTCGAGCGACTCGGCAACATCGGGCACGAGTTGGGGCAAGTCCTGCGAAATCGTGATCGTGGGGCCAGCGGTGGCGGCGGCGAAGGGGTTCGGGCTGCCGGCAAGAAATAGCTGCTTGGCGAATACGGCGATACGGTTCCCCTGCTTGTCGGTGAAGACTTGCTGTAGCGTGACATCGAACTGGTCCGTGCCAGTAGTGAAGTTGTTTCCAGGATGAGCGAATCCGGAAACCGTCACAGGGTAGCCGATCTGGAGCAAGGCAAGGTTCGGTCCAGACGGCGGAGAAGTCACCCTCAGATAAGCGTACGGTTTGCTGTTGTTCGTCCCAGGGTTAACGGAGGTGGTCGCGCTAATCTGGTTTGAAGCGAGGTTGATATCCGGCGAAAGCTGGAACACCCGCTCGCCGTTGATCCACAGATCCGTGATGATCCCACCCTGCGGCGGCACGTCGCTCGAGAACAGCACCACCACGTCCCGCTTGTAGCGGAACTGCGTCGAATCGGGGCCGGCCTTGCCGCCACCGATCGTCACCTGTTCCTCGACCGGCTCGCCAAGGTAAATCGGCACGCCCTCGATCCGCGCCGTGCCATCGACCCAGCCCATCGGCGCGCCCTCGAAGCTCTGGCCAATCGGCCAATCGTCCACGCGCTGGCCGTCCTGCGCTTCACGCGGGAACAGCGCGGGGAAGATGACCGTCTGGTCAAGGATCGAGCCGGCGACCGACAGGCCAAGGTTGGTCAGAATCGCGCCAGTAAGCGCGCCGCCAGTGAGGCCAGCGGTCGAAGTGCCGAGAGCAGCGACTAGAGCGATGGACGCCATTTGGGCCTCCAGATGGAATGAACGTTGGGCCACCAGGTGGCAATCGAATCGAGCCGCACACGCGAGCATCGGCCGAAGACGTGGACGATGCTCGAATGATCGACCACCACGGCAAGGTGCTTTGGCTCCGAGCCGTTCGTGCGCAGCGCAAGCACGTCGCCCGCGCGCGGCGATTCGACCGGCACGCACGTTGCGAGCAAGCTACGCATCAAGACGAAGGCAGATGGGTCCATGCGATAGGCTTCCTCGTTCTTGATCGTCAGGCCGACAGCTTGCAGCGCGGCGATAACCACGCCCGCGCAATCGAGGCCAAACTGCGGATCCCGGCCTTGATGCTGGAACGGCGCGCCGACAAGGCGCACGGCAGCCGCCGCGATCGCCTCGCCGGTGGCCGCGTCGATCAGTTCGTTGCCGGCTTGATCTGCTCGTCCGTCGTGGGCAGGAACGGCAGGCCTCCGAAGTTGATGTAGTTGCCTAAGCTGTTGCACTTTGCTTGTGTACGGTTGCAGCCAACGATTAGGTCCACTCGGTGGCCGACTTGGAGCGCGAACGGCGGCTGCTGAGCCAGGACAATGAGTTGGTTGGCGTTGTCGTAGGACTGGATGAGCAACTCAATGCCATCGTTCGGCCCGCTGCGGAATATCGCGGAGCCGTAAGCAAACCAGCCGAGCGGCCGAGTGTTGCCAAGATCCTGGACTCGGAAGCTCCGCGGGTCCAGCACGTGCGAGATCGGCGCGTAGTAGTTCGACAGCGGCACGATGTCGAGCTTGCAGGTCAGCGGATCGCCCAAGACCTTCCAGCAGCTCTTCTCTAGGTAGCGCCCGACCTTGCGCTTGAGCCGCGAGCCGATGCCGCCGCATTGCGCTTGCCAAATGGCGCCGTCCTGCTTGGTTGCTTCGACCCACGTGCGGTTGACTTCGAGCGCGCCAAGGAACGGAAAGCGGAAGTCCACCAGAATCTCCAACACCTCGGCGCCGCGGTATCGCCCGGCCCTTAGGTCGGCCTCGGTGATGAGGTCGGAGGTGATGGCGCCTTGCGTGTCTAGGCTGGTCTCGGCCAGGCCGGCGCGCGAAATCGCGGCCGAGGCGTTGGCCGATTGCGTCGGCAGATACTGCTCGCCGTCGAACTCGATCGGCGCAGAGTGCTCGGTGAGGCGAATCACCACGCCATCCCGGCGCGCGATCCGGTAGAGCCGCGCGTGCCGGTGCGCGAAGGTGGCCAGCAGCTCGTCCCGCAGACTCTTGGGCGCCAGGGTCACCATGCCGCCTCCAGTGCGCGCCGCGGCTCGACCGCGGGCAGCCCAGGCGCCTCGTGGACCTGCACCAGCCAGCTCTCGCGCCAGGAATCAGCCCCGGGCGCCGCGAGCTCCTGGACGCGCCCGCGCATCGGTGCCGGCAGCGCGGCGATAGCCTGCTCGATCTCCTGGGCCGGCAGCATCCCACGGGCAGCGGCCGCGCGCACGCTGCGAGCCAGCCTGGCGATGCCATCCTCAGCCTCGAGCTGGGCAACGGCTCGATCGTCTAGGCGCTCGGGCAGCATCAGGCGAACAGCCCGCGCCCGCGCTTCCAGATGCGCTAGGATCGACGCCAGCTCCTGGGCATGCCTCTCAGCCTCCTGAGCGGCCAGGCGCAGCCCGCGCGCGCGCAGGGGCCTCAGCGTGAGCGCCGCCCACAGGGCGCCCCGGCGATGGCCCTCGGCCGCAATCGCCTGGTCCCGGATCGCCCCGCGGCGAGCGTCGATCTCCCGGAGGATCTGGCGGTACAGGCCCCACGGCGTGGCCGCCTGCGGCAGCAGGACGACCTGATCGACCTCCCAGGCAGAGTTCATCCGCCGGAGGTCCTGGAGCATCTCTGCGAGCGTGTGGCTGGTCATGCCTGGCTCCTCCCCGAGGTGCCATG